CGCGCCTCGGACCTGCTCACGCCCGCGTCTTTGAGACGCTTCGCGACCTCTGGCGACTTGAGGTAGTCGTCCAGGGTCACGCCCGTGCCCTTTGGCGCGGTCCCGCGCGTGTCGATGGGACCCTCGCGGTTCGCCTGCCTCTTGAGCACGTCCTTGTTCTCCTCGCAGAGCTTGGCTAGCCGCTCCTGCTGCCGTTTCAGGCTCTCGCGCACCCTGTTGGCCTCGGCCTGGTTCTTGAGCGTGGGGTTGGCCTCGTAGGTGGCCTCCGCCGCGCTCAGCTCGCGCTTGGTGTCGCGTATGCCGCGCTCGAGCCTGCGCTGCTGCTGCGTGAGGTCGTAGATCTCGGCGTTGCTCCTGCCGCTCGGGTGTTGCGGGTTTGGATGGTAGGCGCGCGGTAGCCCTGGGAACCATGGCCCCCAGTGGTGCCGGCAATTCACTCCGCACAGCCTGTCGCCGAGCGCCGCGTACGGGCCCGTGCCGTAGTAGCCCGTGCCCTCGCCGAAGTCCTCGTACGTGGTGCCCCCGACTGTGACGCGCCCCTTGAGGCTGTAGACGCGCCCCTCCCACTCCTGGTGGCTCGGTCGGGCTCCGTAGTGGCTGGAAACCTCCACGAACTCGCACCCCGTGAGCTCGCACACCTGCATCGTGCGGGCTGCGCACGCCTGCTGTAGCTGCGAGCGTATGTGCCGGCGAATCGCCACGTCCACGTGGTTGCGCACGGTCCTGTCGCCCGTCGTGGGGTCGCGGTACTGCACCATCTCGATCCCGCCGCGCGCGAGCCTGCGCGTCGCCTGCCGCATGGCCTCGTCCGGGCTCATGAGGCCGGAGGCCACCTGCGTCACCGCCCACGAGCTCTCTCGGTAGAACGCGTCGCGCGCGCCGCTCATGAGGTCCACGTTGTCGCGTTCGAGCATCTGGCAGACGGTGCGCACCACGCCGGCCACCTGCTGCGTGGTCACCTTCTGTAGCTCCACGCCGAGGGCGCGCTTCACGATCGCGAGGTCGTGGGCGTCTGACCTCTCAAGCGCCGCCTCCACCTCCTCGCGCACGGCCCCGTTGATTCTGCCCCTGTAGCGTTCCAGCACCATGCGGACCTGCGCGGCCTGCCCCTGCGAGAGGAGCGCGAGCGCCGTCTGCGCGCGCCACTCCGATATGTCCCCGGCGAGCATGGCGCGCACGAGCACGTCGCACATGTCCGCCTCCATATCGGAGTAGACGCCGCACACGAGGTCGCCCGCGCGCTCTAGGTACTCGGGGTCGAGCATTTACGCCCCCATGTCCAGGTCCATCGGCTCGGGTTCGGGCGCCATCGCCTTGGCCTCGGCCTCCTCCATGGCGTAGAAGCGCACGAGGTACATCCACTTGGGCACTATGCCCGCGCTCACCTCCGCCATCATCTGGGCCTTCTCGGCCCCCGTGTCCTGGATGATGCTGTCGTCGAAGTCCACGCGCACGTCGCACCCCTCGGGCACGGCCCACCCGTTGAGCGTGGCCTGGCACCTAAGCACGCACGCGAGCAGCCGCTCTAGCTGCGGCCGCAGCTCGTTCTCGTGCTTTCGTATGTTGCGCATGAACGCGGAGTTGTCCGCGCTCACCTCGGTGGCGGTCTTGAGTCCGCCGCTCTTGTCATAGCGGAAGTAGTCCTGCCCGAACCCCGTGAGGTCGCCAAGCTCTGCCAGCGCCACGTTAAGCGCCTCGGCGAGCTGTGCCGTGCGTATGGCGGGGGAGAACACCTCGTACATCTCGTTCGCGCTCGCGGTGTCGAGCTTCACGACCCAGAGGTCGTCGGGGTCCATCGGCACCGGTCGGAGCTTGCCTTCCTTGTCCCTCTCGACGCCGAACATGTCAGAGCTTGCGAAGATCTTCACCTTCGTGGCGTTTATCTCGCGCTGCATTGAGTCGAACGCGTTGTCGACGCCCTTGATCGCGTCTATCGCGTCGGCGAAGACGCTCTGGCCCATGTAGGTGCCCTCCGCATGCACGTTGTCGAGCGCGGGGCGGATGATCGCGAACGTGGGCAGGTCCGTCAGCGCGTCGAAGTCCTCGAGGATGCCTTCGGAGAAGGTCTCCTCGTTTGTCTTCGCGTCGAAGATGCGGGTCGTCACGTGGTAGGTGCCGGTCTCCTCGCTCAGCGTGTGCATTTGCAGCTGGTGCACCTTGCGCCCGTCCACGTATGCGTCCGTGACGAACGCGCACTCGGTCACCCCGTCGTCGTCCCACGACAGCGGGAGCACCATGCGGGCGTCGTAGCGCCTCGCCCTGATGTCCGTGGTGCCGTCCTCCCGCGCGTCGAACCAAAGCGCGAGCGCCCCCGTGCCCACGCCGAAGGCTCGCTCGAGGGCCCGCTGCGCCGTGGGTATGAAGCGGGTGTCGGCGATCCATTCCCCAAGCTGCTCGGTGACCTCCTCCGCGTCGGTGCTCACCTTCGTGCCGTCGTCGTCCAGGATGGCGGAGGCCCACTCCCGGCACACGCGCCGCGCGGGGTGCAGCGTGTGGCGTCGCACCTTGTAGCGGCGCCCGTCCCTTATCTCCTCGTGGTCGTACCAGTCCGCCTTTGCGGTGTACCAGTCCCACCACGCGTGGACGGTCGCCCTCATCGTTTCGTCGGGCTCGAATCCCGCCGCCTTTATGGCGTTTGTCACGCACGCCGGCAGCGTGTGCTCGTTCTCGGTTGCCATCCATTCCTCCTATCTGCCGCGCATGACGAGGGGCATCACTGCGTAGCGCACGGCGTCTATGCTGTGGTCGTGCCCGTCCGGGAAGTCGTCGATCCAGTTGCCGTCCTTGTCCTTGTCGAACTCGCAGAGCGCGAACTCCTCGAACGTGAGCGGGCAACGGACGGGGTCGATGGCGATCTCGCGAAGCCCCGCGAGCCAGTGGTAGGAGGGGAGGCGCATGTTGCCCTTGCCCGCCGCCCTGGCCCTCACGCCCGCCCTGTGGTAGACGGCTATGTCTGCTGGGTTGGCGTCGTCGCAGAGAACGCCCTGCGGGTGGTAGGTCGGCTTCTCGCCCTTGCGCTCGGGGTGGTCAACCCACGTGAGCGCGTCGCGCACGACCTGCGCCGTCTGCTCGGGCGTGCGCTTGTTGGCGCTCCTCTCGTCGAAGATCACGAGGCGGCGACGGCCGGGCTGCCACTCGCAACGGACGAATCGCCACGGGTCGGGGAACCACCCCCAGTCAACGCCGTTGCGCGGGTTGTCGAACGCGCGGATCTCCTCGTCGGTGAGGCGCACCTTCACGAGGTTCTCGAAGACGCTGCCGCCCGTCCCGGTGATCTCGCCCAGGAACTCCCAGCGGTAGTGCGTCGGGTGCTCCTCGCGCTCGTACTCCGCGTCCTCCACGAACGCAGGCCCCAGCCAGTCGGCGTGGCCCCCCTCTATCACGTCCAGGTACGTGGAGTGGTCCACGAGGCAGGAGGGCTTGCGCTCCATCTCCAGGGACTTCGCGTTCACCCACGACCACATCGTCTGGGGCGGGTTGTAGCTGTAGAACGTCCAGAACCGGTCGCCTCCGCGCCTCAGCGTGCGCAGGAGGTTGGACACCTGGTCCCATCCGTCGAACTGGTCCAGCTCCTCGAACCATATGACCGCTCCGTACCCGCGCATGAACTTCGTGCCCTTGAGCTTGGTCGGGTCGTCGAGCCCCGCGAACTGGATCTTCTGGCCCGTCGGCGCGTAGGTTATCTCCATGGGGGAGACGGTCGCCCGGAACCACTGCGAGAGGCCGAGCGCGTCTATCGCCCACAGGATCTGGTTGTACACGGTGTTCCTCAGCGTGTTGGAGACGCGCCGCAGGACCGTGGCGTTCACGAACGGCAGGCGCGCCACGAGCAGCACGACGCAGAGGCTTATGAAGCTCGACTTCGTGGAGCCGCGCCCACCCTTCGCCCAGAACTCGCTGTGCCCGTCCTCCGCGAACACGTCGGCGAGGATGGGGTGGAACTTGGGGATGCAGTGGTCGGTCACCCGTATCGCCTCAGCCATCGGCCCTCCCGACGAACCTCTCCCGCTCGATCTGCCCAAGCGTCTTGCCGGCGTCCTCGGGGAACACCTCCGCCCACTCCCGTGGACTCAGGACGCTGGCGCCGCAATGCGGGCAGAACCTGAACGGCTCGGTCCCGTGTATGTGGCCGAACCTCTTGGGCCTCGTGACGAGGAGGTCGCCCCACTCGGTCTCGCCCGTGTATACGACCCAATGCCCACACGCGACGCAGGCGAAGCCGCCGTCCGCGTCACGGTTCATCGTGAACCCATGCTTAACGAACGGGATGATCTCAGCCATCAGCCCTCCTCGGCTCCACGCCCAGCACGACGGTCGGCATGGCGGCCTCCACCTCCATGGTGCGCCGGTCGCTGTACCTCTCGGGCATCCTGTTCTTGAGGTAGAAGATCGCGGCCGCCGTGTCCGGCGCGCCGTGCTTGGTCACCGTCCTGCGCGTGAGCTCGCCGTCCGTCGGCTTGCCGTCCTGCATCGAGCCCTTGAACTCCTCGAAGGTCTCCACGACCTCGTACTGGCCGGTGGCCTTTCGGAACAGGGCGTTCTCCACGCACTCGCACGATAGGAGGCGCCCCCTTTTTACGGCCTCGGAAATCTCTAAATGCTCCCTGAACCAGTTGTAGAGGGTCGACGGGTTGACTCCCATGCTGCGGGCTATCTCCTCGTGCGTGAGGCCGTTCGCCGCCCAGTTCGCGATGCGCTCGAGGCTCTCTGGCTCCACCCACTGCTGCCACTTGCCGTTAGCCATCGCGTCCCCCCGTCACGGGGGCGGCGCTAGAAGGGGATGCTGTCCCCGTACGTCGCGTCGTACCCTCGCGCGACGTTTCGGGCGACCTCCCGCTGCGCCCGCATCTGCCGCTGTCGGTCGCCGTCCCGGCGTTGTCTGGCGCTCCCGCCGCTCCCGCTGCCCCTGCCGCGCGATCCTCCGCCCGCGTCGCTGTACTTAC